GCCTTTATTAGTTAGTCCTGTTGGATTACTTAAGTCTACAGTTTTAGATTTATCTGCACTAGTACCAAGATCCAAAGAAATAGTGTCCGACTGAGCATCTACAATACTATATGGAGCAGAGCCATGTGTGGTGAAAATAGCAGGAGTAGGTTCAAAGCTCTCAATCTGAACTGTAACGGTCTCTTCTACTGGCTTTCCACTTTCAATTCTTGCATCAGAAATAGCTTCTGACCCTGAAGGGAAAGAAAGGAAAGTAGTTGTAAGGTCAGTACCTTTTCCAGTGAAAGAAGGAACGAATAGTTTTTTACCACTATTGGAAATAGTGTAAGTCCCTTGATTGCTTCCACCAACAGAAGAAACAGAAAGAGTGTACCCTTCTCCATTGATCTTCATCTCATCTTGGATGTTGTTGTAGTAGAAAGTAGCGAAAACTTTCTGACCTACAGGAACAGGAGTGTCCAATACAATAGTGGAATCCGCAGGATTGACTCTTACTACTTTTGCAGGTTGCTTATCTACAGCGTCAGCTAAACTAACACCAACTCTTGCAGAAATAAGGTTCGGGTTAGAAGTAGCAAGACCACTACCAGAACCATCTGTTGCAAGATGAGGCAACTTGAAAGAAATAGTAGAGGTGCGAGATGGGATAACTGAAGTATCAACGACAGAAGAACACTCCATTAAGAATGCTCTTTCATCTCTGAGTACAGGGTTAACCTGACTAGATCCGAAAGACGTATTTCCTAGTTGACCCTCACCTGCTGAAGCAAGTGCTTGTGTACCCCAATAGATTTTATCATCTCTGAGAACCCAATCTGCACCCTCTAAGAAGTTAGAAGAAGCACCACCTCCATTAGGAACTAGGGAAACAAGATCAAGTGAAACAACATCACGAGAAGGGACGTAATCAAAAGAATCTCTGAAAGTATTATGGGAATAGCTGACAGAAATAGTAGACCCTACAAGAGGAGAAAAAGAAAGCTCAATAGCACCACTGGTGCCGTCAACTGAAGTAGGTACTACAGAAACTCCGTCAACCAAAACGGCTACGTTTGAAATATCTGTGGTGACGACTCCTCCATTACTACCATCTACTATGGGGGTATTCTGTGTATAGAAAACACTATTTCTTGAAGTACCTGTTTGGCCTTCAATCAAACCCAACGCTGAATTGGAATCGCCATTTCCGATTAGGATTGAACCTTTAGCTGAGAACTTTAAGTTCTTAACACCTTCTGCGTCAAGATAAGAGGTCACAACCAAAGAACCCAAAGTCTGAGCATCAAAACGAGCAAGAAGGATGTCGATGTGATCCTCTCTTGATGTGTTAGTATGTTTCACAGGAAGAGTCACTGAAAAAGGAGAACCATCCACAGTCATAACAAGAGTACGGCTGTTTGATGTGATTTCCATATCTCCTTGAGAGCCAAAGATATCTGAGTTCAAAGGAGAGACCTGTGTTGAAAGATCTTCCTCTCCCACAAAAGTATCTGTGCGATTAAAGAAATAGCTAATTCTTACATCATCTCCAAGACTAGGAGATTCTGAAAGAGTAACAATCCCATTTTCGCCATCCACAGCTAGAACAACAACAACATTTCCATTCACTGTTGCTGTAACAGAAGCTGAAGATCTTGTCGTTGTGCCTGTCCCATCTCCTGTAACTAGAGGGAAGTGTCTTGAACGCACTTGCTGAGAAGACCCATCAAAGTCTCCTATGATGTAAGAGTTGTCAGGGTTCTGACCGAAGACGGCACGACCTGTTGCATCCTCTTCAACCATATTCTGATCTACGGTAGAGGATGAACCTCTAACCAAGCTGACACCCTCTACAGAAAAGGTCTCTTTACCAGATCCAATCAAAAGGGGTACACGTCCTACAACACCAGCTGTGACAGTAGGACTCTCGAAAACAGATTCTGTGTAAACTCCGGGAGGAGCATATCCACCTCTAATAGCCATAATTATTTCTCCTTAGTATCTATGTGAGTTTGAGTCTTAATCTTGTCCATAGCAGAAATCCTGCTAGTACGCATGTTTGTGCTTATTTCAGGAATGGAGTCATAAGAGCCATCTTCCATTCTTACTATTTCTTTACCTGTGACATTATTTTTATTGATAATGTCCCATTTGTCTCTTCGCCTTTGGTAGATCGTCTCCCATTTTTGTCGAGCGTCTTCTCCGATCACTCTGTCAAAATCTAGGTCGAAAGAATCCATGCCAGTTTCTTGTGTTTTCATTGTTTTATTCACAGAAGAGACAAAACCAACCGAGACAGAAGCACCCTCTGCCATTGCTTGTTCACCACAATCGCACGAAATAGTAAGGGTGTCTCTCGTGGTTCTTTTTCTCGAACTCAAACCACAGGCTCGACATTGGAACTTTTTTACGGGCATGAAAATATTCTTTCTTCAATATACTAGTAAACCCTTCTGCATAGAAAAACTATAAGAGCCTTTGTATTAAACTTTTATTCCCTAAACCTACGACAGGGCTTTCTAATGTATCTAGTTGAATACCCTGTCTAGAAATACTCTGAATAGGAGTAACTAAAGGATAATGAAGAAACCAATCCGTCTGCAAAGTGAAGGAAATAGAGGCAGTGTAGAAATAATCATCACCATTATCATCATACACTTCTTCTGCTTCACCCCCCAAAGAAACATCAGACAGCTCTATACCCATTGTCGCCAATCTTGGTCTAAGAGTAGACCAAATCCAAACAGCAGTATTGTCAGCTATATCTGCTTGGCTATGTACATCTCTAGCAATCATGTCCAAATCTACACTCACATCCCACCTACCACCATATTCATGTGCAACTTCTTCTCTCTCTTCCGTTACAATGACAGCCATCTCATCACCACCTCGTAATCTACGACCAAATACAATGTTGACACCCTTAACTATTTCTCTGTAAGCCATTGCAGGTCTTACTTTGAAAGGGCCAGTTTGTTCTCTTTTGGTGGTATATAGGATTTTATAATTAAAAGCCTTTGAGGGTTCTTCAAGGAGAGTGATCTTTTGTTCTTCGAGAATATACTCTGAAAGACCAAGTAATCTTCCTGAAGGGTATTCGACCACCCTTAAGCTATCTTCAATAGGTAGATCAGAAAGAAGTATTTCTGTTTTAGATATGAATATCGGAGGGTTTTCTTTTATCCTCTCGTATCTCTGAACATAGACATCATGCTCTCGAACACTAGGGTCAGTACGATCTGGCTCAAAGACAGAAATAATATGGACACCTGCTTCTCTTTCTGAGAAGGAGTCTTCTCGCACCCACTCTATCGAGCCATAAGTCTTATCTGGAACTCTCGCTAAAGAAACAAAACCCTCAACGGTGGCGATAAAGTTATTTGGACTGAAAACCACATTGCTCGCACCACTAGTTTTTACAATCATCCCAAACTGAGGACGTTCTTCAAAAGAGTATTTTCCCTGTATATTCTTAGCGAAATCTTCATATCTAGGATGATCAGTCCAATAAGATCTAAGTTCTCTTATAATTCGATCTCGAACTGCCAATGAAAGATGATGGTACATATTTAGCCTCTCTCTTTAACATAGATTTCTAAGATATTGTTTACCATACGGACAGAAATAACCCCTTTTATGTGAGATTCTGAATAGATTAAACCTTTAGCGTCTTCTAGTATGAGTTTGATCGAATCAAAACCTTTGGCTTCTTGTCTTTCCACACCCACATAAATGACAGGTTGTGTTTCAATACAAGAGTCTTTATATTTCTGCATTTTAGATCTCCTCTTTCTACTAAGGAAATCTATAAAGGTTTAAATAAAATCAGAAGCTACTCTTTTTTATTAAGCTCGCAACACGAATAGGTCTAGAGGCTTTTTTATAAGATAAACCTTCTTCTTTAGTCTTATTCACTTCATCTATAAAGATCCCAACTGCCTTCAGGTACATTTTCGGCATTTCTTCTTTTAAAAAGAAAAAGAAATCGCTATCGGACAAGTATCTCCGAATATCTGAATTAGTGTGGGATTTATTCTGCTCTTGGAAATGAAACCTAAAACTTAAAACCTGTTGTAAGAGGACAGGGTAAAACTCAACACCAGTAAGAGTGTGGAAGACTTCTCCATAACGCTCCCCATATTTATTCTTCAAATATCGTACATTATTTAGGTAATTTGAACTCTTTGAGTATTCATAAACATTAAAGGGGAGCTTTTTCTTTCTAGCAGGTAGACCACCACCTTCATGTTTAACATATTGCATGGCGTGTGTAGCTTCATGGATAACCATACTCTTAAGGAAGTTACAAAAATGCTTCGCACCATGAGAGTTAGAAGAAATTTGCCCGATCCAAAAGAACGACAACTCCCCTGTCACAGGGTGGAAGTGGGCTGAAGCACTCCCTTTTGGGTCTGCCCACTTTACAGAGACTTTTAGATTTTTATATCGAGTGTCATCTAATCCATAAGAAGACAACGGGAAGTCGATTTCTTTTAAAACAAGCCCAGAATACTGAGCCTCTTTTATTTCTTTGGAGGTGAAGGAGTTGTTATCTCTGAAGTATTGTAACTCTTCTTCTGTGTACCCTTCTCTAAACTCATCTTCTCCATATAGGATGTTAGTGATGAAAGTATGACAAACAAAATCATTAATATCGTTGATCAACCTCTTAGGGGGTTTAATCAGCCCCGCTACTTTCCCCCCTTGTGCTTCAGAAGGATATCGGAGCATAGTATCTCGTGTTCTGAAATCTTTATTTCTCCCCTTATTCTTCTTAAACCCAAACTGAGAGTAAAATCTAACTAGCCTTGAAACAGAAGACCCTCCAAAATCCTTAGATGGTGTTAAAGAAATAATCTTCCCTTTTTGATCTGCCCACGCTGTAATCTCACCCATAATCTTAGACCCAAGACCTAACCCTCTTTGGTCTTTTGGTATCACTATTTTTATTAATTCTATTATTTCCCCATTATCAAGCAGAGATAATTCTACCCCGTACTCTTGCTTTATCTGTTGACTAAGATTAGTCAAAGATCCTCTTCGCATTCGGAATCTACTTGCAACCCTAGAACTAGATTCCCCATATTCTTTTTTGATCTCGACAGCCTTCTTGAAGTCGTAAAACACCTTGAAGTTCTCTCCCAAGTCTTCATTTCGGTTCAGATCGGATACTGCTTTTGAAACGCCCACAATCTCTGGTCGAATAAGTTTCACAGGCTTATCCCAAATGACTTCTTCGGGGTAACCATACTTTGGCTCAGTTCTAGTCTTAAACTTGAGAGCTACGATTTTATCCATGTGTTCTTTCCTAGAACCACTAACTTGAAGACTCGTAACCTCTTGCCCATAAGAACCAGAAATGGCGTAAGCACCTTTAGCACCAGGCTGATCATTGTAGAAGTTAGGTCTTAAATGTCCGTCTTCAATTATTTCTTCTGCACGATCTCTGTATGTGTAGTGGTAATAGTAGTCTTTTTCGACTCGCATAAAGTAGAAATCGTAAGCCATTGCTCCACTTTCTGACCCTAAAAACATGGGTTTAACTTTGGTCGAAGCATTTCTAAGAGGAGAGCTATTATTCTCAAACCCACTATCATAAGGGATAACCCTAGCAGAACCTGAACCACTGTCATGTACATAGCCTAGATCAAGTTTGTTCGCAGGTGTTCTACCATTAGCCTCAGATTTATCTAAATTACGATATTTAAGGTTAGGTGAGTCGGGAGAAGGTCTGCCTATATTTCTTGCAGAATCTCCATCGGGTAAAGCACTGTTGTCTTTTGTGCCATCAGGATTTTCTGAATCCCCAACAGGAGTTCCTGTCGTAAAGCTAGAGAGAGAGTCTGGGGGTGAAACTTCTCTGTAGAAATCTGCTTTCTTACCATACTGTTTTTCCACTGAATATCTAGTAGCTAACTTGTTGGCTCTTGGACTTCTTCCATCCCCACAATAGTCCACATATGACCTATTAATTAAGTGTTGTGTAGCGAAACGCCTATATTGATTGCTCCCCGACAAGTACATAAAATATAAGTTACTTAAGGCGGTATCTTCTTTCATGCTAAGATTGAAGGACTTCTGAGTAGAAAACACACTAGTATGACTAGTACCTGTTTTTAATTTGTAATCCATTTCAAAGGTTACTTTAACAGTGCCTGTTGCAGTGAGAACACCACTAACCATTTTAAGAATCCAATTTGATTCTATTAACTTGAAGTCGTAAGTTAAATCATAGTTAGAAATATTACCTAGAGTCCTCTCCCAAGCGAATAGAGATAAAGACCAAGGGCGGATCGAGGAAGGAGACCCCTCCAAGAACGACTTTAAGTCCTTTTTGATACTTTTCTCTACTTCAAAAAAACAAAAGTCTTTTATTACAACTACCTCAAAAATGCCCACGTTCTTCTCAAAGAAAGCAACGAGATCTCGATCTGGACCTGAAAAGCTGGTTACAGACATAACTATCTCAACCTTTGTCTGATTAAATATACATTAGTTTCATGTTGTGAAGCTAACGACATAATAAAGTCATCCATACCTAAAGAAAGAGTGTCCTGTTCTTTGAGAAACTCATACACTCTTTTGAAGACCTTCTGTAAAGCTTGTTCTACGACTAAAGCTCTTAAAATAGGATGCTCTTGTGCTTGCATCTCAACGATAGGGAGAAGGGTGTTTGCCATAATCTGAGCTTGATCAACAGGACCAACAGCTTCTGGACCATAAGAACCTACAATCTTTTCAGCAAGTGTGTCTATTTCCTCTACAAGACCACCATACATACGTTCCATTAAAAGATGATCTCCATAGTACGCATCTCCTCTGACTTGCCAATGACTTGTCCAATGTGCCCAATGAGCCCCTCTCAAACACGCTAGGAGTATCTGAAGTGCAGTTAAACTATTCATAGAAATACTCGCAGTCTTCTTTACTAAATCGCTCTCTCTTGCTGTCTCCAATGAGAAATAATCTGAAAGGCTCTCAACATATATTTCTTCAAGCATTTTTTCTTGTGTAGGATCTTCCCAATCAACAAATGCGAAGAAGTGAGACAAAGGCATCTCTAAATCCCCTATTTCAGATCTCATGTGGATTGAGTTTTGTAGTGGGTTCACACTGTATAGCATGGCTTCACATCCTAATACACGACAAGGAATATTCAAAAGCATCTGTAACTCTGAAGCCCGACGACCTGGTCTCTTGTACCTTTTAAGAGTGTTTTTGTATTTTTTACGCCATGTCTTCACATTACGCTTAATCTTACTTTTATTTCTTCGGTAATAAGCTTTCGCCTTACGTCTTGATTGTAAGAGCGAACCTCCTGTTTGTTTCTTTCTCTTGGCTCTTTGCTTCTGTTGTTTAGGTCGAGATCTGCTTCCCGGACCACTTTTAAAACGGGCTTGTGTTTCTTCTGAGAATTTAACATCTGAAGTTTCTACAGGGGCAACAACTTCTTTATACATAGACGACATTACTTCATGTAATGCCTCTCTCTTCATTTGTTCTAGATCCATAAAACTACCCGCCCTCTTATTTCGCATGTCTTTATTTTTTTTGGTAGGTGAATACTGCCCACCTCCATCATACCGCACATATCTCTTAGGAGACTGTCTGCGTCTCTTCTGATACATAAGAATACGCCTTTTATTTCTCCGATAATATCGTCTTCTGTCTTGTTTAGCTTTACTGCGATTTGTTCGTAGTACTTTTTTACGATACAAATTATAAAGCCTACGGACACGCCCCCTCGTTTTTCGTTGTCTCCTCTGAGGTGGGCGAATATTTATCTTCCCTCGACCATAGTAAGAGTCAGAAGAAAGAACTCTCCTTTTCATTCCTGTAGATTGAGACTGATCTATATGTGGAGAGCCGTACTGATCTCCAGGAATACCTGAAGACCTTGGTCTTTGGTGGAGGGGTTTACCATCGGGGTGGTCAGAAATAGCAAATTCACTCTTGGGTTTAGTATTTGTATTCCCTGCTGAGTCTGAAGGTACATTATGTATTGGAGGGCCAACACGTTGTTCGTCTCTACCTTTGGGGTGTCCACTTGGTAAAGGAAGAACACGATCTCTCTGTGGCTTACCATCTGCATAATCAGGTCTGCTAGATTGTGGTGTAGAAGTGTCTTCTTCTACCCCATCTTGGCGAGATTTATCTACCCAAGTTTTGACCCCAGCCAAATCTTGGGAGGGTTGACTATGTGAATAAAAACGATCCATCTTCGTCTCCTCCATTCTTAAGTAAAAGAAGGAAACATATCAACAAACTACAACGCTGAAGAATCTACCACATCTTCCAAATCTGTTTTTGAGATATAAACAGGAGAACCCTCTCCCATGTAAGCACCTAGAATGTTAAACTCGAAAAACTCTATCGCCATGATGTTTGCATCTTCTTCAGAAACATTAGCATCCTCGCTTAATATTTCTTCTTTCAAATGCAGTATTATCTTGTCTTTATCATATGACAGACAAACAAAACCGATAGTATAGCAGACACCAATAATCATAGCGTCATAGGTAGAGCGAGGTTCTAAGAATATGATGTTTTCCAAGCGAGAACTCCAAGAATGTAAAGAAATAACAGCGAAGGTGTCTCTTTAATATACCCAAACGATTCTTATAATCGCATAAAAGAGTATGGGCTTGGGTAGAAGAATATAAAGAAAACACACCACTTATCCAAGGCGAAATGGTGAGGGCTTTAACTATCCTATGAAAGAAGGAGAAGTATTTTGAGTGCATACGAGAAAATAAACCATCCTGAACACTACCAATCTAAAAATATGGAAGCCATAGATGTGATTGAGTCTTACAAGTTGAACTTCTCTTTAGGGTCTGCTTTGAAGTATATTCTGAGAGCAGGTAAGAAACCTGAAGAACAAATGGAAGAGGATTTAAAAAAAGCAATATGGTATCTACAGAGAGAAATAGACAGAAAGAGAGAAGCACAATGAATGTGATTGCAGAATATCTTTGGATTGACGGTGGAAACCCAACGTCAAGAATCAGATCAAAAACAAGAGTCCTCGAAATAGAAGATAAAATCAGCTTATCTGTATTTCCTGAGTGGTCTTTCGATGGTTCTTCCACAGAACAAGCAGAAGGAAATAACTCTGATTGTGTTTTAGAACCTGTGTTCTATTGCTTTGACCCCACAAGAAAAGGAATCCACACTGTCCTCATTCTTTGCGAAGTATACGATGTTGATGGAAACCCACACCCTACAAACCACAGAGCTAAGTTGAGAGAGATTCTTAACGAAAAACCTAACTTGGATGCTTGGGTAGGGTTTGAGCAAGAGTATACATTATTTCTTGGGTCAAAACCTTTAGGGTTTCCGTCAGAAAGAAGATACCCTCCCGCACAAGGACCTTATTACTGTGGAGTAGGTGCAGACGAAGTTTCGGGCAGAGAACTCGTTGAGGAACACTTATCGGCTTGTATTTCTTCTGAAATACCGATTACAGGTATTAATGCGGAAGTTATGCCAGGACAATGGGAGTTCCAAGTAGGAGGTCCGGGAGTAGACCCTCTAACAGGTTCAGATTGTCTGTGGGTAGCACGTTGGCTACTTTATAGAATAGGAGAGAAATATAATATTTCTGCAACACTCGAACCGAAGCCTGTCACTGGAGATTGGAATGGAGCAGGAATGCACATCAATTTTTCTACAGAAGCTACAAGATCTGAAGGAGGTCTAGCCGTAATAGAAGAAATAATGTCTACTATGGGAAACCGTATTTCTGAACACCTCTCCGAGTATGGGGACGGTTATGAAATACGACTTACAGGCAAACATGAAACCTGTCGCTATGACGAGTTTAAATGGGGAGTTTCTGACAGAACTGCTTCTGTTAGAATCCCAATCACAACCGCAAGAGATAAAAAAGGCTATTTTGAGGATCGAAGACCAAATGCAAATGCGGACCCTTATCGAGTAGCAAAAGTCATTGTAGAATCTTCAAAATAAAGACTATTATCCCTCAAGACCCTTATTTATCGCTCTAACCACACCTTTAGTTTCTACAGCTTTTATTGCTTCTAGGATTTCTAGGTGCTCTGAATATCTCTCAACTGCGATCTTGGCTCGCTTTGACCAATGTGGAGACATATCCCAATCTACGCCTACAGGCAAAGAAATCAACTTAGAGTCATTCTTACCTAGCGTCACTGCACCTTGATCTGGAGCGATCTCTCCCTCAATGGCTTGCAATAACTGAGCATCCTCTAAAGCTTGCTCATCGGGAGTGTCTAAACTCTCTAAAAGATTATCTAGTTGCTCCTCACTAGATTCTTCTGAAGCCATTTCAACAAAAGAAGAAACTTCAACTGCATCTTCAGCTTGTCGGACTATAGGAAACTCTTGTCGGGCTGAAACGTTATCTAGTCTGTTGATCTCTGAAGAAACTTGGCTACCATCTGAAAGGACAGTCTTAACTTTAGAGGCAGTTTTTAAATTGATTGTAACGGCTTCGCCATGAATCCCAGAAGAAGCATTGTCACTTGCAATGGTAGCTCCACTTGTACTCTTGATCTTAGCTACAGGGATAATCTCATTTTCTTGTTGCTCAACTATAACCTGGAACTTCTTCTTCTCTGATTCAGTTTCCTTCTTTTTAACTTCTGCAACAGGACGCTCCTCATCATAAACTTTCTGTACTTTCATCTTAAGTGCAGGTTCTTGTGTAGGTACAACAGCTTCTTTTTCTGTTGGCAAAGAAGAAGATCCTTCATGGAGTTTCAACCAACCACGCTTCAAGCCCGCCTTCAACTCAGGCATCTGTACAGTTTGACCAAAAACTTTCACTTCAAAACCATCAAACTCCACTACATCCTCTTTAGAGAGATTTTTCTCTATTTTTCCCAGATGGATAGTCGTAGTTGCGACCAACTTTACAAAATTACCTTTTTCAAAAGTCATCTTCTCTCTCCTTTAAACGAATTGTTAGACCATACCGATGATATGATATAAAAGAACCATAAATCTTAACAGAAACAGGTTAAAACACATGGATTCCCCCTACTACAACACTAAGTATATGCAATATGCTGAACTTATTGTTAAAAACTCTACTAAAATAAACATACCCACAGAAAAAGATTTAGAAATAAAATCAAAAGTTCGAGAAATAGTCTTACAGAAGACTAAAGAAATAGAATATGCTAGAGACCCTAAATCTCTAATTAAAAGATGGTACACAGGTTGGGGTGGAGAATGTGCTTTAGAAATATTCTTAGGCGTAAAGTTCGTAGATTTCTCTATAGGAGAGTCACTCAGATACGACGTATGTGACCTCTCTGCTTTAAACTTAAACGTAGGTGTTAAGTCAGTAGAGAAAGGTTGGTTTCCTCTCTTAAAGAAACCCAGTGCTTCTTCGCCTACTAGAAACCCTCAGATAATCTTAATAAAAGAAAACAATCTGACTTTTCATATGTGTGGTCTTGCAGATAAAATCGCAGTCAACCACCCTCAAAACTTCAATGATACTTTAGTTAAGTGTAAAGACATAAGAAACAAATCTGCTTTTTACAGGTTTGATCTTTTAAAGTCTTTCAAGAATTTAAAAGAACTGAAAGACTTAACCACATGAGCAGATCACTTTATCGCCTTCAAACCTAACGATAAAGTCTCCGGGAAATACAAACTTTTTGTTATTCTTATCCGAGATATGTATTTCGGAGACTCGCTTCTCTTTGGGGGAATCTCCACCTAGTGTGGGTGTTTCTTCCCACTTAGGGTTCGGGTTGAGTATTTCTCTCATTATTTCTTCAACGTCAAAATCATCGTCACACATATACACACACCTCTTAAGTTTCTTACTAAGGTATTTAAGAACAATAGAGGAAGAATGTCAACTCCAATGAAAAACTATCAGAAACGAGAAAACCCCACTACCTGAAGGAAATGAGGTTATTTCTTAGAACCCTTAAGTTGCAAGCTATTTCTTAACGATTAGCGAGAAGTAACTCTGATTATTCTAATAGCGGAACTCGTTATCTCCCATGTCGCTGTCAACTTCAGTAATATCTTTAATTGCACCCTTACCCCAAATACAGCCACTTGCCACATCCCAAAAATCGTACCATTTATAATACTCTTTCAAGCTCCAATCAATATCTATGTACGGACATATCTCTATCCCATCATAGTCTCTTGATACCTTGTTCCAATCAACTGCCCATCTTCCTTTATCACCCTTAAAGTTAATATCTGGTTTTTCTAGCTCTCCATATTTCTCACTAAATTTCAATAACTCTTTTTCTGTTCGTACCACACACATACGATTAAGATTTACTTCAAGTAAATATTTGTGAGGATATCTTGCATGTTCCATATTTGTCTGAACAAAATATTTCCAATCCTTACCACAAGAGTACCAAAGACCTTTAGGCTTCTCGTATAGTGTGTAGCCTTGATCTTGACTTACATTACGAAAAGAAGTGAATGGCTTTGGAGAGTAAAATACACGATCATAGCTTTTTGCTTGGATATGTAATTGAGCTACTTTTGGTGTTCCTTCAACTAATGCTGTTCTTTCAAGACGGGCTACCCTGATCTCAAGGTCATTAATTATTTCTGATGCTGTTCTTCTCATTTTTATTTCTCCATATGTAGCTAAAGGGGGATAACAACACTTATATGCAATAATAAAAGAACTATCCTAGAAACGAGAAAACCCCAACACCCGAAGGAAATAGAGCGTTTTAAAATTGCAATACAGAAGTTATTAACTCTTATATTTATCATAAAGATCATCAAAGAGTGCTCTACCTAGCTGTACCAGATCCAAATTATTGGCTTTTACAATGAGAATTGAGGCGGTGACGGTTTCATCCTCCGTCACAGTTAAAAGCTGAACCAGTTTACCAACCCTCAAGGCAGAGATAGATTTTACTTCTTTATTTCTATTATCTACTAGCTCGTCATACTTACCATTATCTGGATGCGAACTTTTAAGGAAACCTACTAGGTCTTCTATGTTGCGAAAGGTTCTTTTATCTATAAATGGGCGACTACCATCTTGATCATCAAACTCAACCTGAACATAGACCTCTAATTTAGAGTCTCTATATTCAAGCGTTGCTACTCTTTTTTCTAAGTCTCTAAGTATTTCTGATGCTGATCTTCTCATAATCATTTCTCCATGTGTGTTATTAAAGATAACAACACCTAACAGAGAAGATAAACAAACAAAAAAACTATTATAAAAACGAAAAAACCCCATCTCCCAAAGGGAAATGAGGTTTAATCTGAGATCTCTTACTCAACCCCAAACTTACGCATCCAACGATCTGCTGTATTATATCCCACATCAAGATACTTAGCTATCCTACGCTTACTCCAACCCTTACCCCTCAACTCCTCTAAGATACCTTTGTTCATCTTTTTCTTAATAGCATTGTTACGACCTTGAAAACCAAAGTCCAACTTGTAAGACATACAATCGGGTACATGAGGCTTAATGATCTCAATAAATCGCTCCGCATCTTCCTCTCGAAAATGGAACTGACCATTCGTGTCTTTTACCACTTTCCATCTTGGGTGCAATCCAAACTTCTCAAAGATTAAGTAAGCGTTAGCTCGACTCCCCTGTTTTGCACCAAAACAAATAATAGGCCAATGTCCTGCATGACCATCATCGAGATACCACATAGCCAAAGCTAACTCATCTACTTGGTCTATAACATCAGACTTAACAACTTTCCACCCCTTACCCCTCTCCTCATAGAACAAGTCTCGATACTCATTCAGCATAGGGTGAGCGTGGGTGCGAAAGATATAACTAGGGAACTCCCTACTCATCGCTACAGCTAAACCCCCAGATGACCACACGCCCCACTTCTCTTGCTTCCACTCAAGATACTCTTTCTGATTGGGTGCGTGTCGTTCCTCATAGTGTGAAGCGTTAGTACGAAAAGCAATACGACCGTCACCTAGCATAGAACCAAT